ATTTATATTCAAGTTCTGGCGCACTCTTCACAAAGTTCAGTATTTTCAAAAATTGATCTGGTAATAGATTATCAATGAATTCTGTTATTTCTTTTGCGTTAATGTCTTTTTTAGTAAGAACCTCATCCTTGAGAATGAAAGATTCTATGCATTGCTCTGCTAGACTAAAGGCAACCTCGATCTCGCCTTTGTTTGGATCTGTGTCGTGAATAGATGGATATCGCATTGTAATGGAAAGATCGTCTGAAATATGGATAACAGGATCTATGCTTTCCGTTTCTTTCTTCTTCATTTCAATAGAATCAAGATGAATTTTAATGGTAGTTTCTTCACCACAATTAGAACATTTGACTTGTGGTTTTACCTCTTCGCCAATAGACTTGGCACGAATTTGAAGAAATGCGAATTCCGCTTCAGCCACACCAATTTTTTGAGTATCCAAAACAGAGTTGGTGCAGGACATAACCACATTTCTAATAGAGTCTGAAATCTGTTTTGAGTTTTTAGATTGTAGAGCGATTAGAAGAACCTTTTCTTCTTTTACAATGAACGGTCTAAATGTAACAGTTTGACCAGAAACAGGAAGGATCATTGTATAGGACGGTAGCGAAGCAGATAACAAATTCAATTTACTCATGATGTTCCTTTTGAAATATAAAGTTCAGGTTTTGACTATATCTATTTATACCAGATCTCGGATATCCGATAGGTCGTTGACTATTGAGTGTGTTCTAAACGCAAAAGTAACATCTAATTTTAACAAATCATTATCTTTATCATATCCCATTTGCAAATCTCCCACCAATTTTGGATATACACCAGAAAATTTAGTTACCGCTTGAACTATGTTTTCTCTGTCTAAAACTTTGACTATCATATTTCCTGCGTAGTTATTGTAATACTCCATTTTAAAGGTTTCGATGTTACAGACATAATTCATCCATTTTTCAAACTGCTGTTTGATAAATAAGTTTTTGTCTAATAGAAAGGTTGCTTGCATTTCCCCAGCATATATTTGTTCGTATGGAATTTGCCGTGCAGGACCATATAATCGATACGAATATGTGGCAAGGGATTTTCCAGATAAGGTTATGGATTCACATCGAGTGGCTAAATGCGCTTTGACTTCGGGAGTGTTCAATAAAGTATCAAAGGCAGGAGGAGGATTGATTATTACCTCATATCTGTTTGCTACTGCCACACCAATGGTGTAATCTCTAACACTGGCTAATATGGTTTGAATGTCTGATGATAATGCTCCCATTACCGGTTGTATTGCTTTATCTGCCATTTATTTCCTTTTTGACGAGGGCTGTTTTCGAATAATTCTCCAAGACTCCAAGTATATATTTGGCTTCTTCTTTTTTCTGAAGAATCCCAAGTCTTGATTTATAATTGTCTGCCAAAAGTCGAAGGGAATTAGCATTGGTTGTTTTTGTATTCCATTCCACCTATATTGCTTGAAGCACGGTTCGAATGCTCTTAGAGTTCGTCTTGATGACAAAGCAGAATAGTTTAATAATATTCTGTTTGTTCTGTGATCGCTTCCTTTAGTGGTTGTGAATTGCTTCATCATATTCTCAAATAGAAGATTTCTTGTTTCTGGATCTAAATAATGTAGGTTTATTCCCCGAAATCCTCCTCTATACGAATCGGTCACAAAGATCAACGGATATATGTCGTAGTATCTGTTGGATTCTATGAATCTTTTGTTGGTTGGAAGATATTTGAAAAATAGAAGTTGTCCTATCATTAACCTTTTGGGTCTAGAAAGCATTTTGTGTTTTAAGAAAAATGCAAGTAACTCTGTGTATGTTGGGTCTGTTCCTCCCATAGCAGTAAGAGTTTCGAGTAATATGTTTTCCAACTCGGCTTTTTTGGGATCTGTGTCTGTATCTTTCATTTTCGCTTTCGGAACAGATCGTCTTCAGTTAATATCTTGAATTCCCATCCTCTGTTCTTTGATACTTCATGGGCTGCCTTCCACTTCGCTGTGTTTGTTATCCATGTTTTGACTTCAGAGATGTAACTACGACTCACTTTTTTCTTTTTGATAGGCTCTACACATTGTTTTTTTGGTTTGATTTCTATCAATAAAGTTTTGATGCCTGTTGGAGTTTTGGTTTCCACAATAAAGTCTACGAAATATCTGTGTGATTTGTTGTCTATGGGACTGATGTACGGAACAACTACTTCTTCGGATCCCCATCGAATTATGTTGTTGTTTGAATCGCAGAATTTCATGAACTTTCTTTCCCACAGGCTTCTATACATAATTTGAATGGGGTTGCCTATATATTTGGTAGGATTTTGTGGTTTAAAGTATCCCTTGTACGCCATATAAATATGTAGGAAATACATATAGGAGTTTGCTGATATGACTATAGAAATCTTTTCTACTCCACAACCAATTCAGGAAGGTAGCGGCGACATTGTAGCCACTACTCGTGAGGAGGGAGGTGTAAAATCTGGTCCGCCTCCTGTGGAGGAGGTTATAGATCTTTTGGAAGGAACACCAAATTCAACAAGAGGTGATAGAAAAAGACCAACTATAATTAAATTTCCAATTGATCTAGGCGATTCGGATATGCCTCATGTTATGCAATTTAAGGTTTTTTGGAGATGGGAGGCTAAAAGTTTGGTGGATATGAAAAAGAAGAAGCAAGAGACGGAAGATAAGATGGGAGTTGCCAAACTTCTTTCTTCTGCCATAGATGGTTCTGGTGGAATAAATCCATTGGTTGGAAGAGCAGCAAAAATACTTGGAGTAGACGGAAATTTGGCTAGTACCATGATGTCTGATCCATTGGCTGCAAAACAACAGTTAGAAGAAACTGTGAAGTCTTCGCAAAAAGAACTGGTATCCATTAATAGTTCTATTAATCGTGGAGAAACAAAACAGAATCTGAGCCAAAATGATAGAGCCGCTGCCACCTCTGCTAGAAATATTCAGACAGCACAACGTGGCATAAACGCAATTGGAGGAGCCGCAGTAGTTGCTGGTGTTAATGTAGTAACTGTTGGTGTTGCAACTTCGGTTGATGGTGTTGCAGGAACTAGCATTAATGAAACAGCATTTGATGCAGGATCTTATGCTACGGGAGTGATTACAGACGCATTAATAACAACTCCGCAATATGATCAGATGGTTTCGATATATCTTCCAGTTTGCACCAAAATAAATAATGAGGATGCTTTTTCGTATGAAGATGAGTCTTTCAAAATGCTTAATGGAGCAATTGAATCTATTGCTGGTGAAAAATCAGATGCCGCTGCACAGGGATTGGATGTTCTTGGTTCTCTCGCCGCAGATGCAATGGGAGCAGGAGCAGAAAAGAATTTAATCAGAGGAACTCTTTTGAATCCAAGATTAGAAAAAATGTTTAAGCAAAAGGATTTTCGCACCTTTTCTTTTTCGTGGGAAATGTATCCTAGATCAGAAGATGAGTCGCAAGCAATACACGATATAATCGAAACCTTTCGATATCACGCACATCCTTCTATAGATGATAATGGAAGAGGAGAAAAATCTGATGTAGAAGTGATGTTTAGAGTTCCTGCCGAGTTTGAGGTTAGATTCTTATCTACAAATCCAAAAGCAGGAGTATCTGGGTTTGTAGAGAATCCATATATCCCGAAAATTGGTCGTTGTGCTCTGACTAACATTTCCGTGGACTATACACCTCAATCTGTTTTTTCCACGCTAAAGAACAATGCTCCTGTTGGAGTTATCTTTAATCTAACATTCACCGAAATGGGTCTTCTCACAAGAGATTCTGTAGACATAGGATTCTAATGTATTTTTCTAAATTTCCAGTTGTAAAATATCCAATCTTCAATGGAGAAAAAATGCAAGCCGTTTTTGCTTGTAATATTCTTCGTCGTGTTGCTCTTTCTGAAACTCTTCGAGATGGTGATGGAATTTTTATTGAGTACAGCGTAAAAGATGGAGAGAAACCCGAACATATAGCAGAAAGAATTTATGGAAATCCCAATCTTCATTGGATTGTGTTGTTGACTAATACAATCATTGATCCATATCACGGATGGTATAAATCTAACGGTGTCATGGAAACATTGATTCAAAAGAAACATAATGGAGATTCTGTGTTTTTTACAGATCGAAACGATGCTTTTTTGTTTGACAATGCGATTAGCGATGGGGCTGTTGTTTCGCAGTTGTTTAATCTAATAACCACATCACAATCTATTTTACAATACGAACCCACTTTGTGTAAGATAGTTGTTGGATCTTCTAGTTTTGTAAAAGGCGACGCTACTATTGAATTAACAAACGGAATCACATATGGTATTAAAATACAAAGAATTATTCCATCTTATTTGGCAGTAAACCATTTTGAAATTATAAGACCCGCAAATGATGTTGGTGAAAGTGTGGCTGTGATCGTTGATCCTTTATCTGAAAGACTTGGTTCATATCATTCTGTTTTGGATGGTAGAGTTGATTTAGGTGATGTTATTGGTTCTGGATCATTTTCCGATAGTTGCATAGGAAGATATATGGGTCTTGGTGGAACGGTAGTGGATAACTTTGCAATCACGAATCAATCGCACGAAATAGAGATGAATGATAAAAACAGAGTTATAAAAATTCTACATCCAAGATATAAGGACATGGCAGTGAAAGAACTAGCATTGCTGTTAAAGGTGTAATATGTCAGTACAACATGGTTCTAATATTATGAAGGTTGGTGATTATAAGGTAGAATCCCTTGAAATTTTTTCTACTGTGTCTAATATCAATGCCAATATTGGAGCGATGTATAAAAGCATTGAAATTTATGAAGATATGTTTTCCCCATATCTTACTGCAAAAATAGTTATTGAAGATGGATTGAATCTTCCTGAAATTCTTCCCATCACTGGTCAAGAAAAAGTTACTATAGTGTTTAAAGCAGATGTGGATGAAATCGAACCAACCAAACTAATATTTCGATTATATAAATTAAGCAATCAAGAAACAAATCAGAACGGAAAAACACAAAGGTATACATTGTGGTTGATAAGTGAGGGAGGATATTTTAACTTCTCGCAGTCGTGCGGATATGCTTTGTCTGGCTCATCTTCGAGTATGGTATCCAAAATCTTTAAAAAGCATTTTCCGAATAGCGTTTGGGAAAAGAAGTTGCAGATAGAGGATAGTGCCGACAACTATTCTTTTATTCTGCCTAAGACATATAGTCCATTCAAAGCAATTAGTTGGTTGGCATCAAAGGCATATGCATTATCGGGTAATGAATATAGTCCATATTTTTTCTACGAAACACTTGATGGTCATTGTTTTAAAAGTCTTTCGAAAATCATTGAGGAAGGATCGGAAGACATTCTTCCATATTTCAACACCGCAAAGAATTTTCCATTCGGCATGAACAAAGACAAATCAACATATGTTAGTGTGCTTCCATCAGAGTTTCATAGAATACAAAAAATTAGCGAGGATGGTAGATTTGATATGGGCGAGAATATCATGCAAGGAACAATAGCATCTACGCTGACTGTTCATGATATTCTTCGCAAAGAAAAGAGAGAGATAAGATTTCGAGAAATTGATGTGTTTCCTTTCAAGAAAAAAATAGGAAACGGATTACATTTTAGAACATCGGATCCAGAAACTGATAGAGTGTTGGGAAAAGGTTCTTCTTATTATGAACCATCAACTCCATTCACAGTTAGAAACAACACAACAAATATAAACGACAACTCAATGATAGAAAGTACTTTATTGCATCGAAATTATCATCTAAATACAATGAGTACGCAGAAAATTTTCATTGACATATATGGTGACAATAGAAAGAGGGTTGGGCAATTGATTAATTTGATAGTTCCTAAAATATCAGCAGACGGTCATTTGGAAGAAGACAAGAACGACAAGAATATTGGCGGTATTTTTATCATAACTTCTATTAAGCACACTTTAGGAAAAGCATATATTTGTACTTTGGAATTGTCTAGAAATTGTATGGGTGTAGAATGAAAGAGTTTCTAGGTCAAAACCATTTTGTGTGGTGGCACGGAGTCGTGGAAGATGTAACTGATCCTTTGAAATTAGGTCGTGTTCGTGTTCGTGTTTTTGGCTATCATTCTGATGACATTGTAGAGTTGCCTGTTTCATCTTTGCCGTGGGCATATCCAATGCAACCTATTACAAGTGCAGCACTTTCTGGAATCGGAACATCACCAACTGGGTTGTTGAGTGGTTCTCATGTGTTTGGATTTTTTAGAGATGGACCAGAGGCGCAAGATCCAGTCGTCATAGGCAGTTTTTCAGGAATTCCTCGTACAGAAGTCGATCCGAAAAAAGGATTCAATGATCCTATTGGAAAATATCCAATAGAAGATTCGCCTAGATTGGCGGAAACATATCCAAAGGGTGTGTCTGTTGTTGGAGAGCCAGATATTAATAGGTTGTCTAGAAACGATTTTGTTCGCTTATCAAAGAATTCACAATCCACAATGATAGATGATAAGAGAAGATTGACTAGACAATCTATAACTAGTGTTCCTGATATATCAAATAAAAGAATGTGGAATGAACCAGAGACTCCATATAGAGCAGTGTATCCAAAAAATCATGTTAGATTTACAGAATGTGGTCATGTAGAAGAATTTGATGATACACCAGGTGCAGAAAGATTGCATCTATATCATACATCTGGCACATTTACCGAAGTAGGCAACGGATGGTCTTTTTCTCCAGATGGAACTAGAGTTCAGCGTGTCGTAGGAGATGATTACGAGATAATTCACGGAAACAAGAAAATTATCATTGAAGGAAAAGATGGCATAGATCTTGTTGTTCGTGGAGGAATGAATATAACTGTTGATGGATCGTGTGGTATTCAATTCAACGGAGATGTTAATTTGTTGGCTAAAGCCAATGTTTATATGAAGTTTGATGGATCTGCGTTTGTTTCAGGAAAAAAGATGGAGTTTTATGCAGATGAACACATTGCTTTTTCTGGTAAAACCATTACTTTTAAATCTGATGGTTCTGTTATGAACATAGGAGAAAAAATCGAAGTCAATTCTAGTCCTGCTACAGTTAGTAGTAGTAGGGTTGTTGTTTAACGCAAAGGAGTATTTTTATGCCGGGAGTTTGCAGAGCATTTATGGATACAGCGGGTGGACTGATACTTAACGGAGATCCAACTTTTTTAGTTGATGGTCAGCCTATTGCTGTGGAAGGAAATCCTGTAGAGAATCATGGAGATTCGCCACACAATAATGCAATCATGACTAACGGAATTTCGTCGTTCATCGTGAACGGCATTCCAATTTGCACAGAAGCAAGTCAAGCATCATGTGGGCATACGCCTACAGGATCTGCTACTTTTATAGTAGGATAATGCAATGAAAACAGGAATTGATGGAGAACCAATACCAGAAACAAAGCAGGAATTTGCTGCTCAATATAAAGAATGGTTGGCTTATCAGGACAAGGTGTTTGAAGAATCAAACAGACGGGCTAGAATTGTTGCAGGATCGTCAAAACAATATTCTAGAGATGAAATAAAGGAATTGAAGAAGTCGTGGGAAGAATTGTATCAGAAAAATTTGGCAGAATTTGAAGAGAAACTTAAATATGAAGCGAGTCCGGAAGGACAGGCTGAATTGCGAAAGATTGAAATAGAAAGTAGAGTATCACAACACAAGAAGACTTATGAAGATTCTTTAAAAAACGAACATCTTTCTCCAGAAGATTTACAGGAGAAAATGAATAACTTTGAAAGGGAAAAGGGAGAAGCATTACGAGCAAAGGCAGATGCGGATATACAAAGAGAGAAATCCGCTGCTCCTCCCCCACCTCCTCCACCTGCACCTGGTGAACCATGTGGTTGTCCGATGAAATTAACAGATCAACAGAAAGATATGCATAACGCCGTCAAAGGTGGTTTGGGCACTACAATAAATCCTGTTGGATCCGCTGCTGGTAGTGTATCTAATAAATTGGCTGGTAGTTTGTTGAAAGTTAATAGTTTAGTGACGGCTATGGGAGATACTGGCGGTAGTATGTTTGCTGCATTGAATAACGCTGGATTGGGTGGTACACAGTTAAGTGTGTTGGCGGGAAAAATACAATCAATGAAGAGTGCATCGGATTCTTTTAAAGCAGAGGCAGATCGTTTATCTGATCCTGCAACTTTGATGAATGTGGTTGGTGTGGCTGGTATGGCAGGAAAGATCGGTTGCGCTCTCGGTATAGAAGGATTGGATGTTAGTTTGACTTTAAGTGTTGTTACAGAGAACGGAAAGACTAGCATTGCAGTATCAGGAAACATTCAAGCAGATTTAGACACAATGTTAGATAATATTTTAGAGGGAACAAATCTTACAGATGCAGCAGGAGCATTGTCTGTTGGCATAAATGATACAATGGCTAAAATGGACGAAGCAGCAGGAGCAATGAATGGAATGATAGCGCAAGGAGAAGCAATGTTGCAAGAGTCACTGAGTATCGTTACTGAATATACGCAAGTCAACTTTTTAGCAAATTTGGTTGGTGATGGATCAGATCCATGCAACACTTTGGCTGCGGGAATAAAGGGAAACTTACTATCAAGTGAGTTCCAAAATTTTGCGAATAATTCTTTGGCATCAGTCAAATCTCCAACAACAATTGGTTCGGGGTTCAGATAATGCATATTCAAGAACTGTTCACCACTGTAAAAGACACCATGCCGATGATTGGGGAAGTTATTGGTGCATTGTTGTGTGGTATTATGATAGGATTTTGGGGAATATGGAAACAAAAAAAATCAACTTTGAAAAAACTTCTCTTAAAAGATAAAAGGTTTGTTCAAAACCATACTCAACTACACGAAGTTCTCACGGAACTTCGTTTGATGTGTAGTTGCTCAAGAAGTCTAATATTTCAATTCCACAACGGAGGAAATTTCTCTGATGGATCTTCAATGAAACGCTTTTCTGTAACGCACGAATCTGTTGCATCTGGAATTCAATCAATGATATTGGAGTCGCAGGATGTTTTGTTGACTCGATATATGGAACTTGTTCGTGTATTGGAGACTAGCCCACACAAAATTATTAGAGTAGAATCTTTGCCCGAATCTTCTTTTCGTGCCGGATTGCAAATAAATAATGTGATATATTTTTCTGCTAGTCCTTTAAAACACTCTGATGGACTAGTTCCTATGGGATTTGTTTGTTGTCATTGGTGTTTTGATGAAGATTTGGAAAATCTAGCGCAAGAAGGAGTATCACACGATTCTTTGGAACGATCTATAGAACATACCTCAAAGACTATAAATAGTCATCTAGTGTACAACATGGAACAAAAATAAATGGCAACACAAATCAGCACATTCAATAACAAAACGATATTTTCGGATATAGATCCTGACTTTGGTCGAAATCCAAAGTCAGGAGATCTGTTGCTCGTCAAGGATGAAAGAGCAGTCCGTCTTGCTCTATCTAATTTGTTAAATACCTCGTTTGGTGAGAGATTGTTTAATCCAACTGTTGGAGGATCGTTGAGAAGTTTGCTCTTTGAACCAATTGATTCTATTACTACATTAGAAATAAAGGATAGAATATTGCAAACAATACGAAATCATGAACCAAGAGTTGGAAGAGTTGAAGTTGATGTTGTTGCAAAAGCAGATGAAAACTCGTATAGAGTGGATGTAGAATTTTCTGTTCGATCAATAGGAACAACAGGAAATCTATCTGTTGTGTTAGAGAGGATTCGATAATGGCTACTAATAACAGTTTTAATATTGTTGGATTGGATTTTGAAGAAGCAAAGTCCTCGCTTAAATCTTATTTGAAATCGCAGGATACACTTAAGGATTACAATTTTGATGGATCTGTGTTGAACACTATTCTTGATGTTTTGGCATACAACACACATTATCAATCATTCTACGCCAACATGGTTGCCAACGAAATGTTTTTGGATAGTGCTGTTCTTCGTCCAAGTGTTGTATCTCACGCCAAGACTATAGGATATGTTCCTTCTTCTCGTCGATCTTCCAAAGCGGTTTTGAATATCATTCCAACTATTCCTCAATCAGATATCACTCTAACAAAGGGTGTTGAGTTTATAGGAACAGATTCTGCGGAAACACAATATAGGTTTGTTTTGCTTGATACAATCTACACCAATTCAGAAGGAATTTTTGAAAATGTGGTGATTAATGAAGGTACATTGCGCCGTATGAGTTATGTGTATGGTGGAACAAATAAAGCAAACAGCATATTAACCATACCAAACAACAAAATAGATACATCAACTATTAGAGTTCGTGTGCAAAAATCTGCAACTGACACTACAGGAATGACTGATGTGTGGTCAGAGTCTGGATCGTATATTGATCTGACCACAGACTCTAAAGTATATTTTTTGCAAGAACGAGAAACTGGCATGTATGAATTGTATTTTGGTGATAATTTTCTAGGAAAAAAACCAGATGTAGGTAGTATTGTGGTTGTAGAATATCTTGAAACCGCAGCAGACGCAGGAAACGGAATTACAAAATTCACAACATCAGTTGGTGGAATTGCTAACATAGTGTTGGTCTCGCAGTCTTCTGGTGGAATGTTAGAAGATAGTGTTACGAGAATTAAGTTTTTAGCACCAAAGTTTTATCAATCTGGTGGCAGAGCCGTTACAGTTGATGATTATCGTGCATCAGTTCTTCGTGAATATCCAAACACAGATTCTGTGCTTGTTTATGGTGGCGAAACTGCAACACCTCCACAATATGGTAAGGTTTTTATTGCGGTGAAGCCAAAATCTGGTGATGCGCTAACATCAATTGAAAAAGATACTTTGGTCAAAGCGTTAAGATCGAAATCGTCGGTTGTTAGTATTATTCCTGAAATCGTAGATCCAGATTTTATAGATGTCATTGTTGATATTGTTCTTACATATGATCCATCCTCTCTTTCCATAGAAGCAGGAACTCTTAAAGGACTTATCGTTGCGTATTTGTTTGCCTATTCTTCTACTGCACTAGAATCTTTTGGAGATAATTTCTATCTATCTAAACTATCAGAAGATATAAACAAAATTAACTCTTCTATTGTAAGCAACCAAACCACCATCTCGTTGAGAAAATCTGTTGATTTAAGTAGGTTGTTTGCGTCAAAGGGATTTGTTGTAGATTACAAAAATCCTATTAAAGAAATTTTTGGTGGTGGAGGAGTTAATTCTAGTTTTATAGTTCATGCCACTACAAATGGAGGTGTAGTTTCTGACGCTAGAATTGTAGATGACGGCGATGGAAAATTGAATGTGGTTAGACTAGATACTGTAAATAATGTAGTTGTATTGGTGTATCCATCTGTTGGTACTGTGGATTACAAAACTGGTTATGTGTCGTTCAACAACAAATTTGTTCCTATAGTATCAAACTCTGCGTATCAGTTCCTGTCAATTACGGTCACTCCTGCTAATACGGATGTGTTTGTTTTTGAAAACAAAATACTTAGGGTGAGTAGAGTTCATCCTGATTCGGTGTCTGTAAAAATGGTTGCATACGAAAAGCGAAAAGAAACACTAACCCTGTAATATGAGCATCATAAAGAATATCATTCTCGATTCGCCTGCTGATGCATTGGAGAATATTATTTCTCCTTTTATAAAGGAGCAGTTTCCATCATTTTTACAGCAAGACAATCATAAACTAGTTCTTTTTATTAAATCATATTATGAGTGGTTAGAGAAGCAAGGAAACGCTGGATATGTTTTGTCTAAACTCGACACAGTAGGAGATATAGACAACAACGCAGAAGAATTTTACGAGCATTTTAAAAACACTTATATGGAATCTTTCCCAGAAATTTTGGCAACAAATATTGCAGGCGAGACACCAAATAAGAAAACTCTGTTGAAAAAGATTCGTGAGTTTTATGGAAATAAAGGAACAGAG